GAAAAAATAATTTCATATTCTATTATTTATCGAACAAAGAAACAAAGTATTCAGCATCAATAACAACTAAAGGTTTTGATTTATTTCTTTTGATTACAACTACTGGTTCATACTTACCAGAATTTTCTGCAGCTTGTTCGTAAGATTTCCAAACATTTACTGCTTCTTGATTTTTACATTCGATTGATAATGGAAATTTTTCTCTGGCAGCTCTTGCCATGATTAAATCTTCACCACCAGCACCCATACTTCTAGATTCAATATCCTCTGGGTGTACATCTAATTTTTCAATGAGTAGAGTTCTCATCCATTGTTGTAGTTTTCTTCCTTTTGCTTTTGCACTTGATGTTTTCATAATTTTGTCACCGTAAAGTCTATTGCTATTCTTTCTTTATCACTAAAGATTATATCATTTGAATGTGTTTGTCTTGAATCAAAGATTAAAAAATTCATAGGTTGTAATGAATAAGACACATTATTACATATGAATCCACCACCATCTATTTTACTATCCCAATCTGAATTTAATATTCCTAATACTTTAAGTTTATTTTCATCCCAATTATCAGTATGAAGATTTACTTTTGTTGATTTATCTTTTATAGATATTCCACAGAAATGCATCTCAGGTGTAAAGTAATCTTTACCACCAGCATCATATATTTGTGACATTAGTCCTACTGCAATTCCAGCAAGCATAGGATTTTTAAAATCACCATGTTCTATTAGATTTAACTTTGTAAGATTAATCTTATCATAATCTTCTTCAGCTATTTGTTCATCATCCCAAGATTCTACCTGAGGTATAAAATGCATGAACATATCTAGATATGTTTTTGAGCATACATTTTTAATTATTACTGGTTCAAATATCGTAGGGGTCATCATCATTTAATTCTTCAACTTCACGCGTAAATTCTTCTGTTAATTCGGCATTGCAAAATGGACAAAATCTAACTAGATATTTTGTTCCTAACATTTCATATTCTATTGTGAAAGATGCCTCGCATGATTCACATACTATTTCTTTAATTGGCATAAATGTCCTTATTAGTTATATGCAGTTTCCCAAGTACCTGATAGTCCTGCAACTTCATATTCAGTTACACGATTCTCAAAGAAGTTTGTATGGTCTGCACCATTGAGTACCCATTCTAACCATGGTAATGGATTGTCTTTTACTTTAAATGTTGTTTTTAATCCTAATTGTAATAATCTTCTGTCTGTTATATATCTGATATATTTTTTAACATCATCAGCAGATAGACCTTCTATATCACCTAGACTGTATGCCAAGTCAATAAATTTATCTTCTAGTTTTACAATTTCTGTAGCCATCATGTAGATTTCTTTTTTAAAACTATCATCTACAAGTTTAGGATGTTCTGCACAGAATGATTTAAATAAATTAGAGTTACCTTCAACATGCATAGATTCATCACGAATAGACCATTCAACTACTTTACCCATTCCTTTCATCTTACCAAATCTTTGGAAGTTAAGTAACATAACAAATGAAGCAAATAAAGCTACACCTTCGTTAAATACAGATTTTGCTACAGCATGTGCAAGTCCTTTGTGTGTAGTGTTATCTGACTTTTGCATGAATGCAAGTTTGTCTGCCATTTCTTTATATTCTAAGAATGCATGATACTCACTATCTGGTAGTCCTAACGTATCATTCAATAATGCATATGCTCTTTGATGTACACCTTCACGACTTGCAAAAGAACCTAACATATTACGAATCTCATTGTTTTTAAATTTAGGAATGAATTGGTCATAATAGTTTTGTCCAACTGCTACATCTGATTGTGTAAACAGTCTTAGTATGTTTGTAATGTAATCTTTTTCTACTTTTGATATTTTATTCATTTTCCAATCTGTAACATCTTCTGATAAATCAACTTCATCCTCTATCCAATGTGCTTTCTCATGTTTAATAGTCATGTCAACAGCCCATGGGTAATAGAATGGCTTGTAAGTTTCTGATAACTTAGTAAGAGAACCACCTCTATTTTTTAAAATTGTTTCTTGTTTTTTAAGTAACTCTGCGTATCCACCAATACGATTACCATCTACAAATATTTGAGGAACAGTATTAATCTGTGGTAACTTCTCACCTAACTGTTCTTGGTTGTGATTTATTCTTTGAAAAAATGATAATCTATCTTCTTCGTTATCCATGCAATGTTCAATGATATCTATATTGAATTCTTTGAACCATTGTTTTGCTTGAACGCAAAATGGACAATCTGTTTTAGTGTATACTTGTACTTCCATTATTCTCTCCTTAACCCTGACAAGCTTCACAGTCTTCTTGCGACTGTGTATCTTCTGAGTAATCTTTTAATTTGTTTAATTTAACTTTTTCAGCAACATTCTCTGCTCTATGAGATGTTTCTGTCCTTAAATAATATAAACCTTTACACTCATGTTTCCATGCTTTCATGTGTACATCATGTAAATAGTTTTTTGAAGCACCTGCTGGAAAGAATATATTGAGTGATTGACCTTGACACAAATACTTTTGTCTGTCACCACCTTGTTCTATTATAACTCTTTGGTCTATCTCTATTGCAGTCTTAAAAACTTCCTTGATACTATCATTTATAAAATCTAAATGTTGAACCGAGCCACCATTAGTAATTATTGATGTCCATACTTCTGGTGTATCCATATTTAGTTTTATTAATTCTTCTCTTAAATATCTATTTTTAATTAAATGTGACCCTGCTCTTGTTCTATGTGTATATGCATTGGCCTTATGTGGTTCAATAGATGGTGAACATCCTGTAATCATAGAACTGTTTGCATTTGGAGCAATAGCAAGTAGATGTGCATTTCTTTTTCCTGTTCCTTTCATGTCAGGTGCCTCACCCTTTTCTTTTCCTAGTACTTTTGTTTGTTCTACTGAATCTTCTTTTATCTTTTTAAATATTTCTTCATTCAATGTTCTTGCTCTAAGTGAATCAAATGGCATTTCGTGTTTTTGATATAGAGAATGTAATCCCATTGCACCTAGTCCTAATGACCTTTCTTGTGTTGCAGAATATCTTGCACGACTAATTTGGTCTGGTGCATTGTCTATAAAAAATTGTAATACATTATCTAAAAATGTAATTAAATCTTTTACAACATCTGTATCTTTCCATTCATCATACAATTCTAAATTTAAAGATGATAGACAACAAACTGCTGTTCTTTCTTCATTTGTAGGAAGATGTATTTCATTACATAAATTAGAACCATGAATTCTTAATCCTTTTTTCTTCATTGGTTTTGGTAGATAACGATTTGCAGTATCAATAAAATTTAAATAAGGTTCACCTGTTCTAAATCTTGTTTCTAATATTGCTTCCCATATCTTTCTAGCTTTATGTGTTTCTCTGATTGTATCATCATTTGGGTCTAGTAAATTCCAATCTTCATTGTCTTCAACTGCTGTCATAAATTCATCACTTACATTCACCGCGTGGTGCATATTAAGACACTTTCTACCCACATCCCCTGTAGGAATACGAATAGTTAAAAACTCTAGAATATCGGGGTGTGACACATCCATATAGGCGGCGTATGAACCCTTTCTAGTCTTTCCTTGTCTGTATGCAGTCATATCAGCATCAACTGTATGTAGAAATGGAACAGGGCCTGGAGCTATCTCTGATACTGAACGAACATCTGACCAATGTCCACCAACACCCCCGCCTTTAACTGACAACCATCTTAACTCTGATGTATGGTCAATTAAACCTTCGAGAGTGTCTGGTACATAGGATAGAAAACATGATATCGGTAATGCTTTTACTTTAGCATTTGGTTTAGGTGCATTTGATAATACAGGTGATGCAAACATAAACCATTTATTAGAAACATAATTATAAATTCTTTGTGCAAGTTTTAAGTCACCATAACAATATGCTTTAGCTGCACGCGCAAATGCCATCTGTGGTGAATCTTCTCCCTCTATACAATAATAATCTTTTAATAGTTTTGCAGCTTGTGTTGAAAGTAATTTGTCTTTATCTGTGTCTATACTGATTCCGAGATAAGTTTTTTTCATTTTTTAATTCTACCTTTTTCCAAAAAACAAATTGTGTTTTAGCCTCAATGCCAGAATACACATGTTCGTTTATAATTGTTTTAATTTCTGTGTCTGTTCTACCAGACATTACCATTTCATTAATATCTTTTTCTTTCACATACTCTGGCCATAAGACTACAGAGTAACCATCATCTATAAATTTACCAATCTGTTTTACTATCTCATGATTACGAGGTTCATTATCAGGTACAAGAATTATATTATCTTTTTTATTTCTAATTCTTAAATCTGATTGAGCTGTTGCAATACAATTTTCTAAAAACAAACTATCAATCGGGCCTTCAACAACATAGACTTTTTTATTCCAATCTACATTATTAAGACCATAAATTTTATCTCTCTCTGAATCAAGTATTATAGTTATATATTTTGGAATTTCTTTTCCAAATGCTCTTCCCTGAAAAGCAAACATTTTACCTTGTTCATCAAAAAATGGTATCACTAATCTTGGGTGGTCATTACCCAGACTAGAGAACTTATTTGGTACTAAAGAATTAACCCATTCATAAAATTTTGGAGCAAAGAATAACTGATAATGAGATGAACTCGGTATCTGTCTACCATCTACAAATTTCTTAACAGGGTGTGTATGCTCCAATGTTGATATTTTGACAAGAGATTTCAATGGTGAATCTTTTTGTAAAAATTTGGGTTGTTTGAACTGACTCATGTCAGGTTCATATTCTTTTTTCTTGTACCTTTCTAGTATATATTCATTACTGATTTTAGAGTCAACTTGTTTTAAAAAATTCTTAAAACTGGCTCCAACACCACAATTATGACACTTATATATCATTGTGTTTTCTTTACGAAACATGAAACCTCTAGCCTTAGTTTGAGATTTTTGTGAATCGCCACAATAAGGACAACGAAAGTTATAGAGTCCATCTGACTTCTTCTTAAATTGTTTTAATTGTGATGATACTAACAGTAGATATTTTTGGTCAATATAATACATTGTGTCTATACTAACACGCTGGAACAACAATTGTCAAGGGTTTACATGAAATATCTCATATATGAAGAAACAGTGAATCCTACTACTATAGAACCCCCAATGATTAGATACTTCCATTTCTCTAAGACACCTACTCTTATAGTAATATCCTGTCTTAGTCTTCTCATTTCATTTTCTGCTTCATAGTGTTGTTTTGTCATTAAAGTGGTTAATTCTTTTTGGCTTGTAGTAATTCTAGAGTGTAAATCTCTTACATCATTTGAGAACTCTGTAGAATGTCTAAGTTGAACATCTTCTTGTTGAGATATCTTTTCTTCATGAACTGCCAACATACGATTGATACAGTTAGATACATCTGTTATCTTTGTGATAGCAGTATCTAAACGACCATGAATTTCTTTCATATCTGATACTTCTTTTTTGAGTATCTCTACATCTAATTCTATATCTGTAACAGCCATGTTATTTACTCCCTTTATAAAATAACATAATTTAATACCATTGTTGAATCATTAGCTAAAGCATCACCTGATAAGTTTGTTATACTTACATCAAATGAACCAGCTATTACTGTATGTATTCTTACATCAACATTAAGACTAGAATTACCAATAACAGTAGAAGTTGCTAAACATTTATCTGATGTTACTGTAAAGTCTGCCAATATAGCATTATTTGCTAAAGCACCATTTTGAGTTAGTGTGTGACTTATATTATTATTATCACTTGTAAAATCACCAGAATTAGTTGCCTCATCTGAAACTGCAGCAGTTTTTGTTAAAACTATTCCAGCAGTCGTAAAACTATTTACAGTTGCACCTGAATTTATTGCTAATGTTGCACCTGAATCTATTGCTAATGTTGAACCTGATAATATGTTCATACTGTTTGCAGTCATTCTAAAGTCATCTGCACCAGCAATCTTAATATCTATTTGGTCATCTGTGTCTGAAGTAATACTTGTATCTGCATCTGCATCTAATATTAATTCTTGACCATTCATATCTATTACAGAACTTGCTTGTACTTCAAATTTATTTGTTGTAATTATAAAGTCATTTGCAGTAGCTACCTTAATATCTATTTGATTAGCATCTGATTCATTTATTGTTATA